ACAGGCTCCTCAGAAACTACAGGCTCCTCAGAAACTACAGGCTCCTCAGAAACTACAGGTACTTCGTTAATAGACTCACTCGGCGGCAGCTGTTGCGGAATAGCCAACTTTGGTATAAATGCTCGTATTGACCCCACAAACCAAGATCTAAACTGATTAAGGATCATTTGTCTTTGAAACGATTCTGCAATCAGTTTCATGTTCCCCTTGGTGTTGTATTTTGCGATAAAGTTGTTCACCACGCCGATTAAACGATATGTGCCATAGACCCCCAAGTTACTGTATTTAAACAGCGGCTTGCGCTTTTTTGAATTCACCGAGTTATGAAAAAAATAAAACGTATTTATGAGGTCCGGTTTTGTTTTCAATTGAGATGGCTGTACTTTTGCTAAAAAATTACTTGCATCAGATGAACATTCTGGGCACGGCAGAAACTTGCAAATATTTACAATCATCTTAAATAGCGGCAATGAAACCTGTGCATACGCATCGTCGTTTATTCTTACGGTTAACGCATGAATTAATGTCCACACAGCAGGACCCCAAACTTCTGGTGGTGACATGGATATAACTAATATACATAAAAAATTTAAAGATACAACACAAAATATAATATACAATGGGTAAATACGATATAGAGGGCGGAATAGATTTCTTTTCAGAGCTGTATAAATCATTAGACGAAACTACAGACGATGATGCGCCCAACGACAACGTGTGTTTAATCACCGAAGAGCCCCTCGCAGAGTTTTACGTAACAATGAAATGTGGGCACAAATTTAACTATAAGCCGCTATATCTTGACATTAAAAATCACAAGCAAAAATTTAATAACCTTGAGAGCTCGTCCGGGAGGCTGGGCTATAATGAAATAAGATGCCCGTATTGCAGAAATAAAGAGGTGGGGACATTACCATACCACGAGGAATTGGGATTGCCTAAAGTCCACGGCATAAATTATATAGATTCTAATTACAAACCAACGAACGGGTCATCATTGCATAAACATTTCTTGAGCCCATGTGAGTTCTTAACGCCGAATATGCTGTTCGACCCGAGTGCGAATAAAATAATTGAGTCGTCTCATGACATTGGTGTCAACTGCAAGTTTTATAAATGCGGCCATTTAGGATCGCAGATTAATAGTTATGCGGGAATATCCGCCATGGAAAATTTTGGCGACGAAAAGCATTATTGTTGGTCGCACAAGAAACAAGTAATAAAGAAATACAAAAGAGACCTGACTCTTAAGGCCAAGGAGGAGGTAAAGGCAAAAAATATACAGATAAAGGCGGAACTCAAGCAGTTAAAGGAGGAGGAGAAGCAAAAGATCAAGGATGAGAAACAAAAAGCAAAGGAAGAGAAGACAAATGCGAAGACTAAGAAACCCAAACCTACCACGGAGAATGTGGTACTTGGACCAGTTATTATAGGAGAGGCATCGGAGAGCAATGCAGTAGTTGGATGTATTGAAATTTTGAAGGCCGGCGCGAGAAAGGGGCAACCGTGTAGCGCTAAGATTTTAGAAAACAATCTTTGTAAGCGACACAAGGGCCCGTGAAAATCTGTAAATCTGTAAATCTGTAAATCTGTAAATATGTAAATAAGGAAAGGGTATAAATATAAAATAGTGTAATTTATTATGGAAACTAAAGAACAATTAGTGAATAATATAAAGGAGTGGATAAAGCTGGACAATGAGATCTCCGATTTGAAGGCGCAAGTCAAGGAGAAAACCAATAAGAAAAAGGGGCTAACGGAAAACTTAGTAACCGTCATGAAGACAAATAAGATTGACTGTTTTGATATTAATGGCGGAGCACTTGTGTATAAGTCAAATAAAGTAAAGAAACCCATAAATGCCAAAACCCTGCTTGCCGCATTACAAGGTTACTACAAAACTGACCCCACTGTTGCGGAAGAACTAACAAAGCACATTATGGAGAGTCGCGAAGAACAAGTAAAGGAGTCAATTAAACGCAAAATAGACAAATGATACAACCAATGAAATCGCAAATAACAAGATTAATGAAAATAAGTTAAATAAATAGACATAAATAATGTAATTATGGACGACGACACTTATAATCCGGTTGAGCCTACTTACTATAAATACCGGGGGGTAGAGTGTCTTACGAGCGAGAGCGACCGGGCATTAGAGCATTGCAATAATATTTACATCTGTGCGTACGATGTAAATAACGACGGAGTGAAACCATTCCTAAGATTTCTCCTAACAAAACCAGAGGGTTCTCAGGATAATCTCCGCTTTCCGGTTGCTCCCAGACCAGCAGGCCCCATTGAAAATGGCGAATATATTGATTGTGTAAGTTACTTAATAATGGCACTATTATCGCATGATTGTGCCAGGGAGGATATAGTATTTATGGGGTATTACAGTTATAACCATAACATGTATATGTTTTATGATATAACCAAGACCAAATTTCCGCCGATTGACACCCTTATGGGCAATTCAACCTGGCTTGTACTCGTGGATGAAATTATTACGCACCAGCATGTATGTAATATTCGGATAGACGTCGAAACCGCAAATTTCATGATATTAAACGACCATATGTGTTTCTTAACAGACGAGGCAGGTAAAAACCATGAAATACCGATTGTTTGCTATGTAGGAAAGCCTAAAAACAAATTGTCATTTACATGCACATTTGGAGAGACGCGCAGTAATAAAAACAGTATATTGGGGCCATTTTACTATTTCTTTGATTTTTGTACGGCATTTAAGAATTGCCCGGTTGCGAAACGCATTGTATCATCGGACACCAACGCCGAAGACGAGACTGCTGGTTTAGTGCGATTTGCCGCGTTTTTAGGGGCAACCAAGTTCATAGAAAATAACCCAGGTGACCCGGCAGATACATCAGATATAAAGCAGCAACGGTTAGAGGATGAGACGTTGAACACGGATCAAGAGCGGCTGACCATGAGAATCTCTGACCACGATGGCACCTGGTCGCAAAAATACGACAGTGCGTTTTTAGGGAACCCTGAATTAGACAACGGGTCGCGGCTAAATATTAAATTGCTTGCAGTGAAGGAGTATAAACAACAGGTTCCGTTGAGTTATCATTACATAAACACCCGCACGTTGAAATACAGCGACAAACTTTTTGCAATTATGTAAGCAATTAGTAAATAACATCAATTAAATAATCTTAATTAATGTTATAAGAATGGACCCAATGCCAGGCCCGCCACAATCAAATAGCGTCCCTTTCGCGGGCTCAATAACACTATTTGGTGTATTTATTTTGAGTTTATACGGGATTATAAAAACCGCCGAGTTTTACGGATATGATCAGTCGACCTACATGAAATACATATTGTTTTACATATTCTTATTTGTAAGCAAGCTTATATTGCCGAATTCAGCACCCAAGGTATAAGATATTATTATTCTCTCCGTATAGTATAAATGCCGGATTATGTAGTGTGTGTGCCGAGTTATAAACGAGCCGAAACGTGCAATGAGAAAACCTTAAAAATGTTAAAAAATAACCATATTTCGGCCAGCAAAATTTATGTGTATGTAGCAAACGAAGAAGAATATAAGGAATACTCAAGGGTACTTGACAAGAAATTATATCACAAACTCGTGGTGGGAATTAAAGGGCTTGTGCCGCAGAGACAGTTCATAATGGAGCAATGGAAGGAGGGGCAGCACATCGTATTCTTTGATGATGATGTTCAATCAGTAGATTTAAGTATTTCAAAATTATTCAAGGGCAAAACGCTCGATTACTTCTTTAAATATGCGTTCAAAGAATGCAAGGCAATCAACTCGTCCATTTGGGGAGTTTATCCCGTATATAATCCATTTTTCCGAGAAGCCAGAGATGAAACGTCTACTTGTCTCAACTATATTGTAGGTGCGTTCTATGGCATAATAAACCGCCCAAAACTAAAGAGCATTCAGCTGACAATCACCAAAGAAAACGGCCAAAAGGAGGACGTTGAACGCACCATCAAATACTTTATTGCAGATGGAATTGTATTGAGGTTTAATCGCGTGGGGTTTGTAACAAAATACTACGGTAAATCTGGCGGACTTGGTACATTTGAAGACAGGTTGAAGCCAATGTTGGAGGCGTCTAATAAAATAAAGGCTGCATATCCCGAGTACGGCAATATTTCCACAAAGAAGACGGGTATGACGGAATTCAAATTGAAGAAAATCCCGGCGACGACCCATGTGGACGTCAATAGTAAGGGTAAAACGAGATCTGCCCCCAAACAAGGCCGCAATAAGACTCGAAAGAGGAAGTAATGCGTATTATTTTTTATTTAATGTACACTTTTTTGTTGAAACGCCAATTATTGATAAAATTCAAAGCTAAAAATAAAATATTAAAATATTAAAATACTTTAATATTCTAATGTGTTGGAATGAAGATATATCTTTGAATACTTTTTTGTTTAGTAGCCTTGTATTATTACTTATTTTGTACAATAATACTTCCACACAATATAAAATTACAGATTTTAATACTACATGGCATTATATTTTTTATACTTCATTTATTTCTATGCAATTAATAGAATTTTTTATTTGGCGTAATGTTGATAATAAATTTTATAATCATATTTTTTCTACAATGGCTGCAATGTTACTATTTATTCAGCCATTAATTAGTCTTATGCTGTTACCAAATATATCATTAAGAAATAACTTACTATTTGCATATTCAGTATTATTTATTCCATATTTTACATATAAATATGTTAGCAATAATATGAAGTCTCAAATAAGTAATAAAGGTCATTTAATGTGGTTATTTTTTGATACAAATATGCTATTATTCTTTACATGGTTATTTTTCTTTTTGTTTAGTTTTTTTTATACGCGGTCTATTCGCACCGTGATATTTGGTAGTGTTTTATTTGCGGTTTCTTATTATAATTATTATAACGATAAAACAATTGGTTCAATGTGGTGTTGGATTGTAAATTCAATTATGATTTATTATGCGGTTTATTTATTATTTTATTTGCCGTTTTGTGAGAAGAACGAATTATGTTAGGAGCGTCTCGTTTGTCGGCGTTTCAGCGAAGCATAGTAAATGAAAAAAGTAAAATTGACAATGACGAAGATATTTATAAAGATATTTATAAATATTTTGAACGTAGCTATATTTGTTAGGCTATTGCCTTTTGTTCTCCCTCAAAAGGTAACTTATATATTTTTAGTATTATCATAAATAATAATAAAAATAAAAAAATTGAAATACTTTTTAAACCCAAAGCGACATGTATCAATATATTAAGTTATAAAAGTTTCAACCTATCAATATCAAGATGTCAGTCGTTATCCGTATCAGAAAGAATTTGCTCGGCGAGCATTCTCCGGAAACAATCAAAAAAGAACTATGCGACCTCCTCCAGGACTCATACTTCAACAAAATCAACTCTCGCCCCGTTTATCAGCGTCATATTCGCTGGGCTCATGCTGCAATGAACGACTTTATTGCAACCGTTATGAATAATGGTCTTGTGCTTGGGCTCATCATGTATCAGTTGGCTGCCGATGAAAAGAATGGCAAAAATGAGGGGAAATCGTTGGAAATGGTCGATGGACAACACCGACTCTTCACTCTCAAGGCATTTATGGATGCCTCCATTCAGATGGTGCCTCACATCAAAAAGCCTTTCATTGTTCACTGGAATTATGAAACATTGTTGGAAGACGGAACCTCTGAGTATTCGCATGTGTTTTATAAGAAAACAGACGACGTCGAGAGTTGGTGCAGAGAGAACAAGATTACTCCTCACTACTTAACCGAAGAGGAAAGGGAGCATTTTGACCATTTCGGTATCAATCTTACGCTTATGAAGGGCAAACTGTCTCTTGAGCAGAGAAGGGAAATCTTTATGTCACTCCAAAAGGGCATCCCTGTAAGAAATTCCGACTTCCTGAAGAACAAGACCGACTGCGAATTGGTTGCGTTTGTGAGTGAGAATAACTACGAAGGCATGATGACCGACACATTCTTTGAGCACTGCCACAAGAAGGCTGCTAACTACTGGGTTCACTGGATATGCCGCTGCTTCCTTCTTTACAAGCACTTCAACGCAAAATTCCATTCCGACAAGTACAATGATGCGCCTGCCTCTGAAATATTCCTTATTGAGGATAAACAAATTACAAAGGATATCAAAAACAACAGCCCTGAGTTAAACCCCAAGGACGGCGAGCTTATTCACGCATTCGACAACGTTTTTAGAGACTTCATCGAGTTTCTCCAGAGATTGGATGCGGGCCAGAAACTCAACCCCACGCAGATGTTTGCCCTGTTCTACTCATTTTGCGACGAATCCAAAAATTTCGACATTATTTTGACTCATGTCCCCAACATCTCGAAGGAGGGCAACAAGAAGGATAAAAAAACTATGTGGGAGTCTAAGGCCGAGAAGGCACCTCGTCGCGAGTATTTCAACTACTGCCTTAACCAGTTTGACTCAGTTACCGAGCGGGCCCTTCCGTTAGATGAACGACAAATCTCTAAGGCTCTCAAAAAGCTTGTCTGGGCTAAGTGTGTTGATGACCAGTGTGCGATTTGCGAAGATCCTATTACAAAGAAGGAATTCGAAGCCGGTCATATTACTGCCAGAACACTTGGAGGCCAGATAGATATCGACAATCTAATCCCTATTTGCTTCGACTGCAACCGCACCATGGGAACCAGAAACGCGTGGGAGTACAAGAAGGATATGTATCCTGAGCACGAATTCGCCGGTCAAGAAATTTAAATATAAAAACTTATTGCGTAATTTAATTAATTAAAAATTTTAAAAGATGTCATCCATTAAGGATGAAACCTTTTTTATTCCGAGAAAATATCTGCATTAAATAACAAATAATTATTTGGCCTTTGCACCTAAATTTTTCATCGTTTTGTTGTGCTTGTTAAACATACGTTTTGTTTTATTCTTTGTACGCAACCAAACGTTATTTCGCAAATAACAAACGATGGATAAACGGGTAGTTTCCTCGGTTTTTTTATTCATTGGCAAATTACCGTGCGGTTGGTGCACATCCATAAACAAGATATCTCCGCTACGAACATTCACGCCAATTCCGTATTGAGGAAAACACGTTTCGGCGCCGGTGTATTTTCCGTGTTCAATGACTGCTAAATTCCCAAACCCTTCTGCATCGTCCCCCTTGTCGCAGTGTATTGTAGTCTGGAAGTTTATATTAGTAGTAATCGTAGTAAATGATGTTCCTGGTATTTTAAAATAAGTCTGGTTCGCCTTCTTTCGTTGGATCTTATAATGCGCAGGCGTTAATTTTTTATACAACCGGTCTATTTCCTGTATGAGGGGGATCGTTTTCTTATATTTATCGGGATAGTCTCGGTTGAATCTGCATTCTCTTACATCTACAATGGGTTTAATGCCGGCGTTGCGAAAGATTACTTTCTGAGAGGGCGACCATCTATCAAAGTAACCAAATATGTTAGACATTATTTTTGGGTTGTCGCGTACATTACGCTTCTCGCTACCGGTTGCGTTCCCNCGATTNCTTGAAANATTCTTTGCGAAATCTACTACATTGTCGTAAAACATTTCGGTTTTCTTTTGCGGCAGCGCCCCTTTTCTAAAACGTAATAGCAATTTCCCGTCTTCTGTATAAACGTCCGCATCATCCTCAATTACATCTTTTATATCCGACTTCTCTACATATGTATTCATCCGTCTTGCCATAACGTCATCATCAAAATTTTTACTAACGTGGTAAACCGGTATTCCACCAACGGTTTCTTTCTTAATAATCATTGTTATATAATGGTGATATAAAAATGCCGGCACAATATGCACTTTTGAAACTCAAGTTCTCGCAAAAGTGCCGACACTCGTAGTTATCTTATATCATATTTAATCCGGTCATTTCGTCATTGTCTATATTAATTGATATTGACAGGGTCTTTAGCTTATCCAATACGCTCTTTATAGTAACAACATCCACTTTTTCTTTTAAATTGTCAACAACTTCGCTCTCCATTGGCTCGCGATTGTTCAGACTTTTGAATAGCCCAATGAAATCAGTAACGATCTTATTGTTGTCGTCCCGCGTCTTGTTCAGTTTGGTCTGCTTCAAAACTTGATTCTTAAGGTTTTCGTTTGCGACCCTTGACCGATTCTCCTCATTAAACCACGGGTTTCGGTGCTCGTTTGTAGGTATTAAAATGTCACAAATTTCGGGCTTTACAATCTTTGCAAATGACTCGTGCTTAATAAAGTTGGACTTAAATTCTCCGACGATCGTTTCGGGGATTGTGGGGCTGGTCTCCATCAATCTATCAAATTCCTCCTTGCTCATCTTTATCATCTGTCGCACATCTATTCTCTCAAATGGGTGTTTCGCGAGCTCAATTTTAATATTGCGATAGAATTTGTCCCATGCAATACCACTAACACGATGTGCCTCGTTTAGCTGCGTTATTTTAAGGAATTGCTGTATAGTGGTAATAATACCCGCTGCAATACTAAATGTGCCAACAATCATCGCAAAATAGTTTTGGTATGCGACGGGAACTCGTTCTTGGGCGAAGTTGGCTGTACCAGTTATAGTGGAAATTATAATTACGGGAATTGTATACCACGCGTTTAATCTAGCGTATAGCGCGTTTGATTTTGAATGTAGCCATCTATAACACATTGCCTTGTCTGCCCATTCAATCAAAATGCCCTCATGTTCTGGCGTCCATTGAACGGCATTTGTAGTAGGTGCTGCGTCAATCGGCAAATCAACCTGATCAGTTAAATTAGTGTCCATTTATATTACAGCAGTATAATATTATTAAAACAACGAATAAAAAATAATATTAAATAATATTATCAGTAACGAATGGATAACAAGCTTGTTCTGCTGAAGAGTGAGTTTAATAACATTATTACTATTCGAAATACGGTTAAAAGCGTATTTGATGTTCTGCAGGTGAGAATTAATAGACTAAAGGTGTTTTACTCGGATCTGATAAAAAATAGCAAGGCGCAAATGTTTGTATTTGGCCTGGATTCGTTTAATTTCCAGGGCAAGTTAATTGATATTGAGTACGATGATATGAAACGTCTCTTTATAGCGATAAACAATAGAATGTATTGTGAGTATTTTAAATTGAACAAGATAATCATTGAATACATCTTAAAAAGCGTTGAGGATAAAAAGGTTATTGATATAGTGAAGGTAGACAATTATCCTATTTATAAAGATCTTGAGCCATTCAAGGATTACGAGTTTGGAATAACGCATGATATTCATCAGAATATTTTAAATTTGTTAGGCATCTTGCTGTCGGTATTGAACACAAAGGAGACTGAGTTGTCCGCGCATCGGGCAAAGCAAAACATCGGATTGAACATTAACAACTTTACTACAACATTTGCCTTTAATAATACTGTTTTGAGAGAGAAAATTCTGATGTTTATGTCCTACATTGAATTTTTTCACTCACTGCACACAAAATACCTCAAACGGTTCAGCAATAAAATACAGCTTATGCATACGCATATTGATACTGATATTAAATTTGACGAATCTACGGAAATTAACAAGGACACCAAGAAGGAATTATTAGAGGAGTTAAACACTGGTAAGATTGATAAGGCATTACTACATGATTTGAGAAAGTCCATATCGGTAAATCCCGTGCACCCGGCCGAAGAACACAGCGAGAGCGAGTCCAGTGAAGAAGACCTGTCGGTGGAATCCCCTGTGGGGCAGCTGGAGCATTTTTCGCATAGGAGCGACACGGCATTTGACAAGCTTTTTAGACCCGTGGCCGAAGATCATGGAATTCATTTAAGAAATAATGCGGTGCCCAAATTAAATACGACCACTCAGGTAGTCTCGTTTATGCACGCTCAACGACCAAACACACCTGCTGAAAATATAGAAATAACGAAGACAGAAATAAAAACGACGGAAATAACGACGACGGAAATAACGACCATGTTTTCAAATATTGATGCGTTCTGTGATAATATTATTGGGGGCGACTCTCCGCACATACATGAGCACTTTGAAACTATTGTTGAACGCGAACCTGTGTGTGATGCGCAAGAAATTGCGGTTGAAGAGTCGCAACCCATAATGGAAGAGCCGCAACCAATCGTGGAGGAAGTGCAACCCATAATGAAAGAAGTGCAAAAAGCCGATGAGCCGCAAGAGGTTGTAGAACCCGCCACAGAGGTTACACTCGCGTCACCAGAAGTAGAAGAGGAGGGGAAATCTCTACCTGATGAGGAGGAAAAGTCGCTACCTGATGAGGAGGAAAAATCTCTACCCGAAGAAGAGGTAAAAACGCCTCAGGAAGATGACTCAAAGACAAAGAAGAAGAAGCCCCGAAAGAAGAAGGCTTAAATAATGGCCCTGCACATAGGGCATCGCCTTTAAGTTCGTTTCTTATATATTAAAAAATTGACATAAAGAAATAACTATATATTATGTATTATTAAACAAGATGGAAAGGCGCTTAAACAAAAAGGTGGAAGGGTATATTACGTCCTTCAAGGACTGTATTCGCGAAAAGGCGACGCAGATGGGCATGACAAAAAACGAACAGGTAAACCAGTTGCTGCAGTTTATTTATGACTATGATAGGCTCTCATTTAACAAGGAGGACTTTCAAAAGCGGAAACGCGTGAAAAATTTCGTCCCGATGTATGATAGATGCTGCGCAAAGCGTGCGAGCGAAGAACAGTGTACCAGGCGCAAGAAGGACGGGTGCGAATTTTGCGGCACGCATCTTAAGGGAACTCCACATGGCGTGATTGATATGCAGAATGAAAATAAAAATACTACGCAGAAGGTTGAGGTATATGCTCAGGACATTCAGGGCATTGTTTATTATATTGATAAAAATAGTAACGTTTATCAGGCAGAAGACATTATTAGCAATAAAATTAACCCCAAGATCATTGCAAGATATGTGAAGAGCGGAGAAACTTACAGCATCCCAGAATTTAATATTTAGGGGTATGAGTTGGAGCGTGTATACAAATTTTATTTTTGTTTGGAAACCAAAATAAAATTATATTTTTTATCTATGGACGAGGATAGCAAATTGATATTGAAGTTATCGGGGTTTGAAATAGACGAACTGCACGATATTGATGGCCTGATTACGCCGCGCGATACGCTACTATCCGACATGAAATACGATGAAATTAAAAAGCTTATTCCCAACCTAAAGCGGCATTATAGCTCGTCGCTTATGACAAGCCTTCAGAAGAATGCAGACAAGACTCAGCGGTGGCCACTGCTAAATTTGATTAGACAGATTCTCCATGTATATCATTATAAAATGGAGCCGATTAGAAAGGCAGATGGGTATACGTTAGAGGGTGTCAAAAAGTATAAACGTTATTTTCAAATACACAAGCGCTCTTCTACTGCAGGTGAAGAAAATATTAAAAAAATTGATTTAACTTGCACCTCAGAAGATGAGACTATATTACAACAAAATGATGACTGAAAATGTGCTTAATTCGGATATGCGGGCCAGCTTGATGACTATCTCGGATGATAGTTCGCATCGTGAAAGCGGTTCTACTGCAATGGTTGATCTTGAAAAACAGGAACTGAAGAGTATATTAAAAAAACCGTATAAGGAGCACCCATATGCCGTACATATTATTAAATATATGATATCATTTGTGACATTCTTACTGTGCTTTCCAATTGTTATTTGCGATCTGTATTATGGTTATTCGAAGGACAGTTGCGTTGAAGAATATCCAGCCAAATTGAATATTAATATGAAAATATATTTGGTCGTGGGTGCATTTACAAATATTCTCATAATGGGGCTTGTTATATGCAGTATCTCGTGTCTTTCGCGTAAAAATACCAAGTCAATGCAGCTATATATGGTGACTGTCCCCAAGTTAATCGTTACATATGGCAGCTTATTCTTGTTGGCGTGGAACATAATCGGGTCTGTTATATTTTGGGGAATGTTATACAATAAAAATTTATGCAGTAGTAATATTTCAACTTATTTGTTTGTTACATTGGTAGTAAAACTGGTTTGCAACCTAACGGTCCTGTCCTCTCGGAAATAGGACCCCACATGTGGGCCTCGCAAACAGGGTGCCGTAGGGGTCGGCCCTTTTTTTCTCGGGGTTTGCCTTTTCTCCGGGAGGGTTTGGCTCCACCTTTCCCAAAGGTGGAAAAAGTATAAATATTAAGTGAAGTAAAAAAGGTGCAATGAAAAAAAAAATTGAGTGAGGTGAAAGAAGGAAAAAAAAGAGTAAAAGTAAAAGAAAAATGTCATTAAATATGAATTGGAGTAGGGTGGTGGAGGAAGGAATGAAGGAAGCGGTGAAGAATGCGGTAAAGGAAGCGGTAGAAAGGTGCGGTTCAAAGTACAATTTTGATGCGTCGGAAGCTCTGTTAGAGTTAGGTCTGACGGGCGTGGTTTTAAAGGCGTCAAAGGCAGTGAAGGAAGTCTCAGCGTCAGTGGTAATTCCGCTACCGTTTAGNGGTGTAATAGCAGAAGAGTGCTGCATCGCGCTGCGTCAAAACAGTGGTCTGTACACGCAATGCCAATCGTTGAAATCAGGTTCAAGCCGTTACTGCAACCAATGTGTAAAAAAGGGGGAGTCAGGTGAGTCGGAATATGGCACAGTAGAGTCGCGGATGGCAGTGGGTCTACAGGATTACGTAGACAGCAAGGGTCGTAAACAAGTTCACTACACAAAAATAATGAAAAAGCTGAATTTGACAGAAGAGCAAGTCATGGAGGTGGCAAACAAACACGGCATCAAGGTGGACGGAAGCCACTTCATAGCGCCAGTAGATGCGTCAAAACGTGGTCGTCCGAAGTCGGAAAAGCCGTCAAAGGTGAGCTCTGGCGTAAAGGGCCGCCCCAAGAAGGAGAAGAAGGTGGTGGAGATCGCGGGTGACGAAGAGGATTTGTTCGCGAATTTGGTGGCACAGGCGAACCGAGTCTCGGCGGAAGAGGAGGCGGAAGAGGTGAAGGCGGTTGAAGTTGCAGAGAGTGCCGTTGAAGTCGTTGCAGAGAGTGCCGTTGAA